ACCGGGACCATCCGCACCCGCTTCGACTTCGTATTGGCGAACACCAGGGCGTTGCCTCTAATCCGCTCCGGTCGCAGCGCCTGAGCCTCACCCCACCTCGCCCCGGTCGCCAGACAGATCCTCGCCACCATCGCCGGATGTGGAGACGTGGTCCGCGCCTGGAGTGCATCGAGGAGCTCGGAAATCTGCGGCTTGGTCAGGTAGGCCAAGGGGCGCTCCTGCAACCGAACCGGACGAATACGGGTGAACGGACAGGGATAGTCGATCACATCGAGTTTGTGCAGCTCGTTGTAAACCGCTTTCAGGTAGCCAAGGCGATTGTTCGCCGTCTTGCCGGTGACACCAGCTGACATCCAACGCGCGCGTGTGGCGGCGATCTTCGCGCCATCGACCATACGAGCTATCGGATCGCCCATCGCCTTGGCGCATGCCCGCAGGATCGCCACACGCCGAACGCCATCGGAGAGCGAGACGCCGTGAAGATCGAACCACAGCTCGACCAGCTCTGACAGCCTGCGCTTGTCCTTTGGCCGCGGAGCCCAATCGTTTGATTCGCTGCA